AGTCTAAGTAACAACCTTATCAAAGTAAGAGATACATTTAACATTACTAGAGATGAAAATATCGATTTTACAATCAGCAGTAATATTACAATAGGTAATCCTAACAATACTTCGAGAGCAGTAACAGTATATGGTAATCTAGCAGTTGGTGTAACTAACCCTGATCCAGATGTGTCATTAACTGTAAATGGTCCTGTTGTATTAGATAATAAAAAGTTTTTAGTAAGTTCACGTGCTCCTATATCAGGGCAATTTAATAAAGGAGACATTGTCTGGAACAATGATCCTAAAGCAACAGACTACATAGGATGGGTCTGTGTAGCTTCCGGAACTCCAGGTGCTTGGTTACCTTTTGGTGTAATCGCTCGTCAATAAATTGAATATTTGGGTAATAGGAAATGGGCAAAGTAGGGAACACTTTGCCCTTAATCAATTAAACTCGTTCACCATCGGCTGTAACGCAGTACACAGAGATTTCACCTGTAATGAATATGTGGCAGTGGATCGTCGAATGGTAGACGAAATACTACGTAATGAAAAAAATAAAGGCTTGCCAATTTATACACGAGATGATTGGATAGACAGCTATAAAAAGCGTAGTCAAGTTAAGGCATTACCAGAACTGCCTTTTACTGGTCTAAATAAAAGTGATCAACCTTTTCATTGGAACAGCGGGCCATATGCTGTACTAGTAGCAGCTCTTAAAAATCCAAACATAATATATCTTCTTGGATTTGATTTATGGAGTAAAACTAGTTTTGTAAACAATGTATACAAAGGCACGCCTAATTATGCCGGAGCACACGATAGAAGAGTGACTCCAGATTTTTGGATCTATCAATTAGGCAGACTGTTTGATCATTTCTCTGATATCGAATTTATTCAAAAACAACCCGCAGAATGGCGAACTCCAGAACCGTGGAAGAAGATTAAAAACTTGACAATAGAAAAATTATAAGTATAATAACATCAAACAGCGGCCTTCCTGGCTCTTCATCCCGCTTTACAAATTCTGCAGGCCTATGTTAATATTAATATAGGAGAATAACATGTCTTACCCAACAAGAGTTTACAAATATACAAGTACAAAAGAGTATCACGATAGTTTTCCATGCGCATATCGTCAATGGCGTGCCGACAGTCATTGCAACTTAATCCATGGATATAGCTTTTCGATGAAGTTCTATTTTGGTACAGATGATCTAGATGTGCGTAATTGGGCAGCTGATTACGGCGGCCTAAAAGAACTAAAGAAGATTCTAGAAGATCAATTCGATCACACTTTAATTGTAGCACAAGATGATCCAGAAATGGCAACATTTAAATTACTACAAGAAAAGAAGATGGCTAAAATAGTTGTACTACCTAGGTTAGGCTGTGAAGGTCTAGCCGACCAGCTATACAAATTTGTTAACGGTGTCTATATTCCGGACATGTGGGGACCAAGTGAAGCAGAACGTCTTTGGTGCTATCGAGTAGAAGTTAGAGAAACACAAAGCAATATGGCTTTTAGAGAAGGCCATCGTGAATGGAATGAGGACTTATTTGCGTGATTACGATTAACAACTTTAAAATAGGTAAAGGCCAACCATTAACTGTTATTGCTGGCCCATGTCAAATTGAATCGCTACAACATGCCTTAATGATAGCCGAAACTGTAAAAGAAATTACAGATAAGCTAGGTATGAACTTTATCTATAAAAGTAGTTTTGATAAAGCTAACCGTACCAGCATTAGCACTAAGCGTGGGCCAGGTATTAAAGAAGGGCTCGATGTAATGTTTGGTGTGAAACAAAATTTAAATGTGGCTACACTTACAGACATTCATCATCCTGAACAAGCTAGACTTTGTAAAGAAGCAAACATCGATGTTCTACAAATCCCAGCTTTTCTTTCAAGACAAACAGACTTATTATTAGCAGCAGGAGAATCAGGACTAGCTGTTAATATTAAGAAAGGCCAATTTATGGCACCTGGTGATGCGGCTAGAGCAGCAGAAAAAGTCGCTAGTACTGGTAACAATCGTATTATGTTATGTGAAAGAGGAGTAACACATGGATACAATAATCTTGTGGTGGACATGCGTAGTCTACCTATTATGGAACGTTCTGGTTATCCCGTGGTCTTTGATTGTACACACAGTGTACAACAACCTGGAGGCATGGGAACAAGCTCAGGCGGAGATAGATCAATGGTCCCATACTTGGCGCGGGCGGCAGTAGCCACTGGGTCAGTTAATGCGGTGTTTATCGAAACACATGAAGATCCGGATCGTGCTCCTAGTGACGGACCTAATATGATTCCACTAAATGAACTAAGCAGTTTATTAACAGGTATTAAAAAGGTATATGAGGCGGTAAATGGATAAATGGATAGTTTGTCTAAAACACGGAAACAAATACAGCAGTTCATATGTTAACAAATTGTATAATATGGTTCGAAGGCACAGCACTGTGCCTTTTGGATTTGCTTGTATAACAGAAGACGCTAGTCATCTTAATCAAGATATAAAAATTATACCTATACCTAAATATCCAGGACTACAAGGATGGTGGTATAAACCGTGGGTGTTTAGTTCCGAACTACCATTAGAAGGCACAATAATTTTTCTAGATTTAGACATTGTTATCATAGATAATATTGATAGCCTTTGGACATACAATCCTGGTAGATTTTGTATAATCAGAGATTTCAACAGAAGCAGTATTAGAGATTGGAGCAAATTTAACAGCAGTATTTTTAAATTTGAAAAAGGAAATTTCCAATTTGTCTGGGATAATTTAATTAAGGATATTACCGTTACTCGTAAGATGCACGGAGATCAAGATTGGATTTACAGTCAAATAAGAAACAACTATCAGTTTTGGCCCGATGAATGGATACAGAGTTACAAGTGGGAAATTAGAAATAGAAATGATGTGATCAAAGTAGGACTGAAAAGACAATTCAAAGAAGTTGCCAATCCAAAAGTTGATCCCAGAACTAAAATTTTAGTATTTCACGGAGATCCAAAACCTGACGAAGTAAAAGATCCGATTATTGTTGACAACTGGCAGTAATTACTGTATACTATACGTATGAATAAACGTATAGGTTTTGCCTGTAAATGGATCGATTATGCTCATCAAGTAGATGGTATCAAGCCGAAAGATGATTGTAAAAAATATAACACCGGTACAACTACTGTGGCCTGGCTTAACAGGCAATCAAAAGATGTAGCAGAACAAAAACTATGGGACCTTATGGTCCAAAATATTGAAGCAACTAGATTACTCGTTGAACGGGTGGGAGATTTAAATGAACGACTTAGAATGGTTCGTATCAGTTCTGACATTTTACCAGTATACACTGAGCGGACTTGGAGTTATTTTTGGCGTCACAGTGACGTTAGGGCTTACTGTGAACAACAGTTTAGCAAAGTGGGTGAGTTGGCTCGTAGCCGTGATGTGCGTCTATCTTTTCATCCAGGCCAATTTTGCGTTTTGGCAAGCGACAATCCAGATATTGTCACCCGCAGTATTGACGAGTTCGAGTACCATGTAGATATGGCTCGTTGGATGGGCTATGGTAAGACATTCCAAGACTTTAAAATTAATGTACACATAGCCGGAAGAGCTGGAACTGATGGCCTTCGTGCTGCCTATCAGCGTCTTAGTACCGAAGCACGTAACACACTCACAATTGAGAATGAAGAAATAAGTTATGGACTTGACGACTGCTTACGTATTAGCGACTTTGTGCCTATTGTTATGGACATACACCACCACTGGATCCGTGAAGGAGAGTATATCCAACCTGATGACCATAGGGTTAAACGTGTTATTGACAGTTGGCGCGGGCTGCGTCCTGTCTGTCATTATAGTGTTAGCCGCGAGGATGTACTTGTTGAGCATTCTGTAGATACATTACCGGATCATAAATTGCTTTTAGAATCTGGGCATAAAAAACAAAAACTTCGTGCCCATAGTAATTTTTACTGGAATGATGCTGTTAATGACTGGGCACTAACATTCAATGAACAATTCGATATTATGTGTGAAAGCAAGGCCAAGAACTTGGCTAGTTTTAAATTATACGAACGTAGTTTGATAAAATAAAAGGGCTCCAGGAGCCCTTTTATCATTCTGCCTTAGGTTTACGGCCTCGAGGCTTTTTGACTTTTTCAACTACTTCATCTGTGACTTCTTTAGCTTTTTTCTTAGTCTTTTTGACTGCTTCTTTTACATCTTCCAAGTTTACTTTTCCGTCACCGTTGACATCTAAAGCATTGGTTAACGTTGGCATTACAGGAATGCTTTCATGACCGATACCGTCAGGTTTGGTGGTTTTTGGATTTTCAACTTTGTAAGGTGCTTGTGTAGCAGCATCTAATGGATGGCCGCCGTCTGCTTTTTCTTGGTTAAGCACACGATACCCAACATAGACTATAACAGCTAAAGCTATGATAGCAATAATAATTTCCATACGGATCTCCTTGTTGGATATTTATCGAGCAAATATATTTAAAAACGATTTATTGGCAAAGTGCTGCTAGCAGGCATATCCCAGATTTTTTTCCTCTCCACACCCTTACGTTGAGCAAACTTTTTGCTGTCGCAATCAGCACAGCAATGAAAATAGTTATTACTTAACCTTTTTGGATCCATGGATCCTTTAAGTCTTTTGAATTCGATTCCGCAATTGTCGCAACGAAACACAATCCAAGTCCTAGTTCTATGATAAGTGTGTTCTATTCCTAACTTGCTTAATCTAATATACTCAACTTTTTCTACTAAAGATGTTATGTACATACAAGTATTTACATTAAGGTTACAAAAATATCTAATAAATACGTTATCAAAGAGGAATTTATGCTAGACATTACGGAAAACGCCGCCCTTAAAATTAAAGAAGTAATACAAGAAGAAAACAATCTTGACCTTAAATTAAGAATATTTGTTCAGGGTGGTGGTTGTAGTGGATTTCAATACGGCTTTACGCTAGATGAACTACAAAATGATGACGACTTTTGTATAACAGCACATGGTATTTCGGTACTAGTAGATAGTATGAGTGCTCAATACTTACAAGGTGCTGAAATTAATTACGTTGACGACATTTCTGGTAGTCAATTTACAATAAAAAATCCCAATGCTGAAACTACTTGCGGATGCGGATCCAGTTTCAGTGCTAGCAGTCATTACGATTACGACGAGGTTTAAACATGGCAAGACAAGTTATTGATATTGGTACAGTTGGCAACGACGGTACTGGCGATAGTATTAGAGAAAGTTTTAGAAAAATTAATGAAAACTTCAGAGATCTCTATGCTGTATTTGGAGAAGGCGGCCAAATTAGAACTACTGATTTAGACGACTGGCCTGATCTTTATGCTCCTAATCAGATTTTCGTAGCTAACGATTTTGGCGATAATATTCTTGCTAAAAATCTAACTGCTGGTGAAGGTATTGCTATAACTCAAACTAGTTCAACTGTGACTATTGCCAGTACAGCAGCCAGTGTGGAATCGGATATTAGTCCTAAATTAGGCGGACCATTAAATTCTAACGATTTCGTTATTGCTAAAATAGCAGAACCTACTGACTCTGATGCGATTAATTTATTCAACGCTATTCACGGACTTGCTGGATCACAAGCCATTACTGAAGACGACCTAGTAATAAACAAAAGATACGCAGATCAGAGATACATCAGACAAAGTGGTGGAGCAAGTGGCGGCGGATCAATCCGTGTTAGACTAGAACCACCTGACGCCAGTGAATATACTTTCACTGTTTCAGTATGGGAAAACACTGCTGCTGGTAGTAGCTTGGCTAGAGTAACTGCTCACGGTTTAGACACTGCTTTCGATGGATACGCAGTAAAATATAATTCCACTGGTACTAATGCTACTCCCTTAAATGAAGTAACTACCTACTACATAAAAATTGTAGATGAAAATCATTTTAGTCTACATAATTCAGAACTAGATGCCAAAGCAGGCACAGGTAAAGTTAATGTGGCTGTAGGTTCAGGAACCGGAGTTCAAACACTGGTAGATGCGTTTTACGATGCTAGTCTACCAGGAAACTTTGCTCTTAATGAAGCACTGCCAAGAATAAGCACTGTACGTAGAAACGGCGATGTGATGACCGGCGCCTTAACATTATATGATCATCCTGGAGCTTTAGCAGGGCAAGGCACACCAAATGGCGACGATGATCTACAAGCAGCAACAAAATTATATGTAGACAGTAGTGCTTTTGCCAGTCAGATTAATTTATTTGTCAGTGTGTCAGGCGATGACAGTCAGACTGGAACTCCACCTGGTAAGGAAGGTCGTGCTTTTGCTTATGCCTATGCTACAACAGGAGCAGCTTGTCGCAAAGCTGAACAAATTATTGAAGCCGCTGCCGAAGAACCTGGACCTTATCGTCAAAGAATAGCCTACACTATTGGTAGTACAACCACTAACAGTACAATTCAATCTGTAGCTTATAGTGGAGGAACAGGATATACCGCAGTAGAAACATTATTAAATCTTAACAGAGAATGGATTAGAGCAGAAACAATCGCATATATTGATGCCACATATCCTGACTTATTTTACAGCAGAGATTTGTGTAGTAGAGATGTAGGATTAATCATAGATGCTATTATTATCGACGTACTGGTAGGAGGTAATGCTCAGAGTATCGCCGCTGGTAAAAGTTATTTTAGAAATGCCAGTGCTAGAATAGCGTCAAGTACTCAAGGTCCGGAAACTATTGATGGTATTCTCTATGCTAAGACACTAGCAGACTATGCTTTACAGGAAACTAATCCTCCAACGATTAGACAGAGTGTTTATACTAGACAAAGTAGTATAAGTGCCACAGCCAATTCTACTATGCGAACAGAAGTTGCTGACAGATTTGACATAGTAGTAGGATTTATCACCGATGGTATAGATTGGAGTGGCGCTCCTACTCGTAGCTTTGGTAGTGGCACTGTAAACGTTACTGTGAACAATGGTGGTAACGGATATGTTGATCAAGGTCTTCCTAGTAACGTAGACATTACTCCAGGAAAATTAATTAGGGGTATTAACAGTGGAGCGGTAGGTAGAATTATTACTTACGCATCAGGTGCTACAAATGATACCATAGCGGTAAACTTATTAACACCTTACAGTTTTACAACCACAGAAGAAGTCGAGTTTGCCGAAGCAAATAAAGATGTACAAATAACTGTTCGTATTGAAAGCGGAATTTATTATGAAGACTATCCTATCAAAGTTCCTGCTAACATCAGTATTAAAGGCGACGAATTCCGTAGAACAATTCTAAGACCTCGAGACAGATCAAGTCAAAGCCCGTGGGTCACTCAATACTTTTATCGAGATACTCAATTCGACGGATTATCTCTTACCACAACTTACTTTCCTAATGCTGTGGAGTTATTAGAATCCAACAACGACTATTTGAAAAAAGAAATAATTGCGTGGATCGAAGAACAAATCGATCAAGGCGAACTTAGTATAACAGGATATGTAAGCACAGTAGGAGCAGGTTCAGGTAGTTTTGATGTCACATTCAACATTAGTTCAGTTGTTTTAGCACCTACTATTAATCAAGCATTTACCGTAAGTGGGAATGCCAATCCATTATACAATGCCACAGCAAATTGTGTGGCTAGCACTACTAGTACTATTACACTTAGATACGCAGGAAACCCAGGAGTGTTTGGTGCTGGTACTACTATAGCTCGTAATTTCTGGTATGGATTTACATACAATTCTTCTATATACTCCAGAGATTTTGGATTAATTGTAGAAGATCTAGTACAAGATATTAAATTTGGAGGAAACGCTAGTTCTTATGACAGAGCAGCAGGGTATTATAATGGCGCGGTAAGTAAAATCTTAGGACAGGAAAGTCAAACTGTAGCTGCTATTCAAAGATTACAAACTATCATTCAAAGTTATATCTTAACTAATACAGTTTATCCGACACTACAAGGGTCAGTTACTCAAGTTACTACATTAATTAATGGCGAATCTGCTGCTATCACTAAAACTGCCACTCTACTAGGAATTTTCACTAGTGTTATTCCAACAGGATTGGCCGCACTGCCGGCTACTTATGAATCTCCTCGCTATGGCTATCATTACTTAAAAGATAGTCAACGAGTCATGAACCTTGGTCCTAGTTATGTAAACGCAGGCAATTATAACAATGCTGCTAAACTGATAGAAATTAATAAAGAATTTATTAAAGAAGAAGTATTATTGCACGTATTAGCACAACCTGGCGTAGTGGCGTTCAATACTGCTAAATCAAAACGAGACACAGGCTATATTGTAGATGCTATCGTAACAGATTTAAGAAATGGTGGTCGAGCTGGTGTACTAGACATCGCTAGTAGGTTCTGGGACTCTAGTCCATTGGTCACACAGGCTGCTTGCCAATCTGGTATACAGTATATTGTTACGCTATGTCAAAATGTTGCTGCTAATCAGACTCCAGGTATAGTGAGACAAATTGTTATCACTCAGGTTAAGGATGTGTCACTAGTAGCCGAGGCTGGTGTTAATACTGTGCTTACAAATTTAATTAGTAGTGTATTGTTTGCTTTCGATCCTGCTTACAATCCTCCTAAAAACAACAATGAAATTGATATGTTTATGTTTAATGATGCTATCAAGGTTCATAATATTACCGGACAAGGACACGGAGGTTTCATGTGTGTGCTGGATCCAGGAGGCAAAGTTGGGTCTAAGAGTCCATATGTTCAAAGTTGTGCCTGTTTTAGTAAGAGTATAAATGCTCAAACGTTTGCTGGAGGCATGTTCATTGACGGATTCAGCGGTCGTTTAAGAGCAGAAATTACTAACATAGCTCCTGGTGGATTAACTTTGACCTTAGGTGGACTTACATTTAGAGAACCTACAGCACCAACAGCTTTCTACTACAACGGATTTAGATATCAAGTTGACTACGTGGCCAGTTGGAATCCTACAACAGGTATAGCAGTAGTTAACTTGAATCCGACAACACCTTGGGCCGGAGCACTTATTAAGATTACTTTAGAAACTCCTGGTAATCGTAGTATGTTGGCTAACGACTTTACACAGGTTAATGATTTAGGTTATGGTATTGTAGCACATAATACCGGCCTAACAGAACAGGTTAGTACGTTTACATATTATTGTCATACTGCTTATTTGGCCAGCTATGGTGGACAGATTCGTAGCGTAGCAGGATCTAATGCTAATGGTAACTTTGGATTGAAGGCTGTTGGAGCAGATCCTACTGAACTTCCTGATCAAGTAACACTGTTTGAAGATATGACTCAAACTGCTAACGTATTCAGATATGATGATTTTAGTAACAGCAATCAAAGAACTGCTACTGACCTTTATATTAGCAACTATGATTATATTCCACAGAGTGTTAGTGAAGTAGAAATTGATCATAACAATGGAACTTTTGGAAGATACGAACTAAGAAGTGTAACAAAAACAGGTATAAATGCCAGTATTAGGCAATACAATGTAACTAATATCAGTCAAGCGGCTGCGGCTGCTGTAACTGTTCATGGTAATTTACCATTAAACATCAGTGCGATTAGTAAAGCAGACCCAGCAGTAGTAACAATTACTCCGAACTCATATTCTGGAATTATTAGTGGATCTGGAGGTGCTGGTCCATATACTGCCACAGTTGGTAGTCTTGATACCACAGTAGGGTTAGTAGCAGGTCAGACACTGACTAGAACGTCCGGTGCTGGTGACTTTGGTACAGACACTATTTGTACAGTAGTAAGCGTTGACCATGTTGCCGGTTCTATCTCTATAAGCAGTGCCGATGCGTTAACAGATGGCAGTATAGTGTTTACTGCCAGTCATGGAATTACCAACGGTGATCTAGTAACTATTACTGGTGTAACCGGTATGGTTCAAATTAATAATGGTACGTACTATGCCAAGAGTGTGAGTGCTACAACTTTTGAACTTTACAGTGATGATACACTTATACCTACCATAGATAGTAGTACCTGGAGTACTTATATCAGTGGAGGAATAGTAACTAGTCCTATAAGATTTAAAGACGGAGAAAGGATCAGACTAGCTGGTATCAACGGCATGACCGAAGTTAATGCTAACAAC